GCGTAGTTAGGGTTTTCCATTACTGGTGTTACTCTAGCAAATTCAGGATCTAGTTCCTTTGGAAAACCTTGTCTATCTAATTGATTGTGGTGTTCCTTTTCTCTACCCCTGTAGTTTTCAAGAACAGCAAACATCTTATCTCCTACTAGAGGATCAGTTGCTTTCCCATTCTCTTTTGAAAGCCAATTAAAGAAAGTCTGGGTGAAGTCTACGTTTCCATTTGATTTCAATACCATGTTTATTTCCTCTCTTGGTTCAGGAGCTGACTTTGTTAGGCAGCTTCCATCAGCACATGATTTCTGTGCTGGTTGTTCTGATTTTAATAAGTCAAAAGATGCTCCTTGATTTACTCCTTTTTCACATACTGTTACTTCTGCGAGTTCCAAGTCATCTACTTGCATGTAAGATTGTAAGCCCTTAGTCATATTTTGCATCTTAGTTGCTGATCCAGCAATAGAGTATGACTTTAGCTTTCCTTCGTTTATCTGTTCCTTTACTCTGTCAGAGATCTTTGTATCATTTCTCATCTCAGTAATAAAGAACAGACCATTATCATTTACACCACTCTTAAATATCTGTCCAGACTTATTGATGTAAGCTGGTAAAGCCCAACCTACTTGGACATCAGAGTGTAGAACCATAGCGTTCCTAGTCCTAAAACTTTTCATATAGTTCTCAAATGCCTTTCCTAAAGCACTTGTTGTGATCAGGTGTCCCTCTCTGTCTACTAATTCAACAGAGGCGGGACCTCCTAATACTACTGGTTCGATTTCTCGTTTTTCCAGCTTCCTTGCTTCCTTCTGATAAAGTTCATTATCAGGGTAAGCTCGGTGTAATGTCATAATTTCTGCAGGCGATGCTATTCCAGCTTTGTGCAATCTTTTAAATTCATCTAATGCATTAGTGATATCTTTGATTGTTACTTTCCCACCTTCTGCCTTTTCCAATAAAGAAATGGTAGCATCTTCAGACACGCTTTGATACATGTCCCTGTTAGTATTTACTATTTTTTCTGCAGTCATTGTAGTCATAATTTTATCCTATCGGAGTATGTATTCCAAATACTATTCCTTCGTAAGTTGTTGATGCACCACTACCGATTACTGAAATGTTCTTCCTGAAATCTATTGGGTGACTTGTTTCAAATGATTCACCTGCCGCTAATTTTAAACAAGTAGCAGAGGCTTCTGCTGTAGCATCAAATGCAACGAACAGATTCTGTGAACCATGTGTGTTTTTAATCTTAACATGTCTTATTACACCTATAGGTGAGATGTGTCTTGATCTAGAAAGGTCTGCTGAGCCTTCCCATTCATAAGTATTACCACCTGCGAGGTTTCCATCTATGTAATCTGGTACATGTGAATCATGTCTAATATCATACATAAGTGCATCAAATAACATGTTAATGTTATGTTGTGTATTAGAACACCATTTAACTCTGTATGTTGCTGGTGTAGTTCCAGCTGGTATATTATAAGTTACTTTTATTGTTTGGTAGCTAGTTGTTAAACTAACTGCTTCACCAGTAGCTAATACAGTCCCGCTTGAGTCTGTAATCTGCATTACTGCATCTCCTGATGCTGATGCTCCTCTTACCATTCCAGATGCTACAATGTAAGTCGGGGTGTTTCCTGATGTATCACCCGCTGCTCCTGCTCCTACAGAATCTGTAGTTACATAAAAACCCTCTTTGGCTGCAGAGTTTGCTGGGTTTGCTGTAAGTTCTGCTGACCCTAAGAAAGGTGCTCCAGTTGTTCTTGATATAGCTGATCCATCTGCTGTAAATTCTGTTATAGTTGAGTCCTCTATTGATGGATTTAATATTCTATTTATTCCGGGTGAACCAGTCGTAGCTAATTCTAAGTTAGCAGACGTGTTTCCTTGATCCAAATTATAATATGGACCAGCATAAATATTTACTGCGTCTGCTGCGGATGTTCCTACTGACCCACTAAGAGCCACATATCTATCTAGTGGTGCAACTGAGGTACGAGTGCTGGGATCAGTATTCCACTCTTTCCATTCCCATGAATTTGAGTAGCTGTTTGTGAATCCTGCCATTTAATTCTCCTTTAAATCTATCCTAATCTATCAGGATGTCTAAGAAGCTGCCCATATAGCTTATAACTATATGATGATACCACCAAATATAATATAGGCAGCTCTTTATATATTATTTATTTTCCGTAAGCGATTAGTCTGATTCCGATACCACTAGCATCTGCTGTGTCACCTAATTCATCTAATGCAGCACCATCTGCACCTGCTTCATAAATCTCTAACTTTTCGTTACTGTAGTCATATTGTACTACATAACCGTCAGACTTTTGTGAAATAAGAACAATGTATACTTCCTCTAATCCTAATTGAGTAGCAGAAAGTCCTTCACCACCAGTTGGATACGAGTCATCGAAAGTAATATCTTTAATTACATACTTTACGTTTCCGGGAACACCAACTACAGGAGAGGATGATCCGGGATTTGTGATTGTAATTGCCATAATTTAATTTCTCCTTTTATAAAATGGGTGGGGAGACTAGCTCCCCAACCCATCAAAATGTTCTTTCCAAGTTAGACTACGCGTTTAAGTCAGTAATCTTAGCTTGTGTGAAGAAGTTGTGACATCGCATTTCTGCCATAGTGTATAGTAAACCTCTTACTACTAGAGCATTAGCTGCGAAGTAGTCTCTGTTTTCTATATACTGTGTTGGTTGTGCCACAGCTATTTCAAGGTAGTCTGTGTCCAAAACGTATACGTTTGAACCCAATACTGAGTCATCTGTTGCTACACCTTTTGGTGTGTCAGCATCTGGTAGAATTGGAATACCTTGGTAAGTAGCGAGAACTAGACCAGTTCTTGTACCCGGGAAAGTTCTTTCAGAACCTACACCAACTTGGTACTCTTCCTGTCCTAAGTATCTCTGTTGTGATTGTAGTAATCTCTCTAGCTTGAAGTATTGGTCGTGTCCCATAACGATTAGTTTTGGTTCTCCACCATTAGTTCTTACTGTTTGAATACAATCGTCAAGTAAGTTTAGAGATAGTTCTCTACCTACTCCACTGTTGTGCTTAACTGTAGCAGCCGCGTTCCATTGTCCGGAAGGTCTGTCACCGAATGTTAAGTCATACGCCCTTACTCCACCGTTTGCTGCGAAGTTTGCGTTTGTGTCGAATGATCCACCTACTGGTGCACCATCAAATTGTACTACGTCATCAATAGACGTTAGTCCTGCTCTTTCTACAATGATCATACCGTCACCGTCAGCAATAGTAGCTGATGCAGTTCCGTGAGTAATAGCACCCGTAGATGTGTTTACTGCTGAAACTGCTAGTCCAGATGAGTCAATGTAGTCGTTTGCAGATGTGTCGAAGTAAGCAACCTTGTCACCTACCTTAATGTTCTTAGCAACTGATGCTGGTACAGTACCTGAAGTAGTTGAACCAGCGGATACAACGTATCCTGATCCTGCTAATAGCTCTTCGTTCATTTCTTTAACGTGGTCGAGCTGTGCGTTTTCGTTTTCCAATGCAAGAACATCACCAACACCACCTTCTAATTGTGCAGTGAATACTGATTTCACTGAAGCACCGAAAGTAGTTGAAACGATTCTAGGTAAACTAGCTACGTTTGCGATGTCTGAAACATCAACTGTAGGTAGAGCACCAGTCTCAGTCACAGGTCGTGATCTTCCACTACCTCTGTCTGTCCTGATTCTCCAACCAGCTGTGTTACCCCAAACAGTTCTTGGGATTGCATTGAAGAAACGAGTTTGGTTGTTTAATGCATGCCAAACTTTTCTACCATAGGTAGTGTTAAAAATACCTGTAGCAGTGTCCACTGTAAAGTAAGTCTGTTTCTGTAAGTATTCTGGTCCGAATACAGACGAGTATAGACCTCTTTGAGACTGAGCGATATACTCAGATAATGATGGATTTGTAGCCATAATTAATTTCTCCTCGTTCTTTCAATAATAAATTATTTATTCTTAGTTTCCAAGTAGTTCTCTTGGCACACCTGCAGTGTCACCTTGATCTATCTTGTGTTGTAAGTCTCTTAGTTGTTTGTAAGACAAACCACTTAGGTCTTCTACAACATCACCACTTGTTGCATTAGCTTTTACAATTGGAGTAGTTCCATCTGTTCCTAACGCGTCTTGGTTAAGTAGAGCTGGTCTTTGTAAACCATTCTCTTCTCTAAAGCCCATCTTTCGCAGTCTTGCTTCAGACTGTTCTTCAACGGCTTTCTCCATGTTTGCTTCGTAAGCTGCAACGGTTTTTCTCAAAGCATCGAGTTCTTTCCTCATTGCTTTCATTCCGTCATCATCTTCATCGTCATCATCAGCTTTGTCAACAGGCTTTTCGTCTGATCCGTTATCATCGTCATCATCGTCTGCCTTCATTTTCATGCCTGCTCCGCCCATCTTCATAGCTTTTTCTTTTTCATCATCTTCCGAGTTGTGTCCCGGTACATGATCCTTAGTCATAGCTTTCTTTTCATCATCATCGTCATCCATGTCGGCTGCTTGAATTGTTGCTTGCTGATCTTCTATTTTAGTAGTCGGGTTAGCTGCATTTTGAGCATCATCATACTGAGGTTGCGTTATTGTTTTAGCTTTCCTTTCTTTAGCTCCGTCAACATCCATTCCTAGTGGGTTCTCTCCGCCTTCAGCTTTGAGCATTGTTACCACTTCAGATGCAACTGCTTTAACTAATTCTGATTTTTCAGCTTCTAAAGCCTTCTCTTCTTCTTCCATTCTGTCGTCTTCTTCTTCTTTTGTGAGTCTTTCATCCATTTTAGCGAGAACTTCTGCTACTGCAGATAATGCTAGGTTAGTACCTTGCATGTGATTCTCTAAATTTGCGAATTCTTCTGACATCTTTCGACCTCCTATGTCCTTTCCAGTCTTTATCCAGACTAAAAGTTAAGTTTAAGTTTTGTTAATTCTCAAGGTTGGTCTTAGCCATCCCCGACCTTTATAGAATTATAATATAAAAATAGGCACTCTTTGCCTATCTATAATATTATACTATAAATAAAGGTATTTTTTACATAAATATTACGAATATTATAAATAAATTATAATTTATTCAGTGGAATCTTCTACGAGTTCACCATTAGCCATCTTCAACATCTCGTTCCTATAGTCATATAGTGGAACTTGAATTAGTTTTTTTAGCTTTTCAAGCTGGTTTCCCTCTGGCATAGATGCTTCAACTAAATCTAATACTTTACCAATCATCCTAGAATGTCTGGCAATGATGTATTCTTGTTCAGCTGTAACTTTACTTACGTCTACCATTTTAGCCTCCTTTAAATTGATAAGAATCTTCTTAGAATCTCTTGTCTACCTCTTCCCATTTTAGCAGGAAAGGCAAGTCCTAATTCTTTACTGATATCTTTATACTTTTTTCTTTTAATTACTTTGCTGTAAGCATCATCAATAAAAGGTTGAGGTGTTCCAGCTGTAGTGCTTACAACTTTCCACTCACCAGTTTCTGGATTTAATCTTGGTCTACGACCAAAATATTTCTTTTCATGATCTCTTACTGAGGTTATTGTTCCACCTCTTAATCTTCTGTCATGCCTTCGTACTTTCTGCGTATAAAATTGATCCTCTCTTGTTTCTCTACCATCATGTACTAATCTAGCATGAGGAGCTTCATATATAATTTCAAATCCTCCCATAGTGGGTATTAGTTGCCCGCTATTCTTTAACCATCCAGAACCTTCTGGACATAAGTTTTGAGATTCGTTAAATACATCTTCTCCTAACTCTTGAATTACTTCTAGAATTTCGTCTTCCATGAATTATTATACCTCTTTTTATAGTAAAATTTTCTATTTTAAACACATTTCTTTACGCCTTCTTCACAAGAACTTCCACCTTCATATGATTTCCAATACTCTGATTCTTCATCATAGGGTATTAAATTCTTTTTTTGCAATTCTTGTCGAGTCTGTTCTAGTCTAAGTTCTATATTATTTAAATCTTGACGCAGGTTTTCTAATTCAGATTGTGTTTGACTTTGGGTTTGATCCCAACTTAATGAAATTGCGATTAGTATAACTACGAAAAAGACTAGATAATAAAAGCGTATCACTGTAAAGGGATATCTTCTTTAATGATTTGTCTAGCAGTTAGTTTATCATACACTTTATCTTCTAGTGTATCTCTTTTAAATACAGCCATAGTTGCTCCTACACCAACTGCAAGGGCTCCTACTACTGGTAACGTCTTTGCTATACTCTTTACTATTTCTTTACTTGTCATGCGAATCTCCTTTCTTATTCTGATTCTAATACTTTCATTCCTAATGCTATGATACCACCTGTACATCCTGTAGCGATCTCTGTGTAGCCTTGCCATACTCCTACTGCACTAAGTATACCTAACACTATAATTGCTAGAAAAATTTGTGGTCTAAGTTTTCCCATCATTTGTTAAGTTCCTCCGTTTTATTAGTTTTCAATCCTGCGTTTTAATTCGTAGTAATCATCTACTACATCTAAACACGCTTGAACTTTATCTTCTTGATTTAATATAATTA